CAGTTTCCAAGGCTGTGCTCTACTCTGGCCCTGCCCTTTCTTGGCAGACGGCCTACAGGTGGCGTGCGCGCACCAAGGACTCTAATGGTGCGTGGGGTGCTTACTCGTCAAACGCAACATTCACGACACACACCGCTGGTGTCCCAATCAACCTTGACCCTACTGGCAGCGAGATTGCTTCGTCGCTCACTCCGACCCTGACTGGTGCGCGTGCGTCCACGGCAGACTCGCTGACGACCGCTCAAATCCTTGTTTACGCGGCAGACGGAACGACGCTCATTTGGGACTCCGGTAACACTTCAACCGGAGTGACCGCGACTGGCTTCTCCCGCACGTATGCTGGCTCTGCGCTCGCGTCTGCGACGACCTACAAGTGGCAGGCTCGCGTAACCTCATCTGTCGGCGGAACGTCTGCATACTCTGCCCTGCAAACATTCATCACGCCTGACACGAACACGCCGTCAGGAACCGCGCCGGTTGGAACGGGCATCACGCCGGTTACCAACCTGAACTTCACGTTCACCCGTGGAACGAACTTCAACAGGCACGAACTGTACGTGTACCAGAGCGACGGTACGACTCTCGTAACATCCGACACGCCTGTTGCGTACACTGCTACGGGCTCTAAGACGTTCATCTACTCTGGCACGCTCGCATGGGCAACCACCTACAAGTGGAAGGTTCGCGTTTCGTCTGACGGCGGAACCAACTGGTCGCCGTTCACGGGACTTATCTCGTTCACTACCGACACCGCAGGCATCCCGACGCTCAACGCCCCGGGTGATGGCTCTTGGCTGGGAACGCCAGCCGTTGTTGACGAGTTTGACGATATCACTTCCGTAACCAACGGAACGTCTGCCTCGGCATCCCTTGAAACAGGTTCGGGCCTGTTCCAGACGGGCATCGGCTCCCTCAAGGTCGCCATTACGACACTCGCCCTGAGCAGCACTTCTCACACGTATCGTTCGGTGACGAAGGACTTGTCTGCCTATGGGTCGCTGACCCCTATCCAGATTTACACTCGCATCTCGTCGCTCACTAACGTTGCATCTCTGAGGCTCAGGTTCACCTTTGCTACTGCAACCGACTATGCCGAGTACAACGTCATCCCATCTGTAATCAACACGTGGGAGCAGAAGACGGTGACAAAGGGTTCCCCGACCGCAACAAGCGGAACCGTGAACTGGGCAAACGTAACACGTATCGGTCTGGTTCTAGTTTCATCCGGTGCGGGCTCGGTCACAGCCAACGTCTATGCCGACGACTTGAAGTTCGACGCCACTAACCCTGCGTTTGACGGAACGACTGCGGCATCCGAAGTTATCTCGACATACCGCATCCGTGTATACGCTGCGGACCAGACGACTCTCGTGTGGGACAGCGGCGACACGGCTGGCTCGGGAACTACCTTCGCCAAGTTGTATGCTGGTTCTGCTCTCAGCAGGGGCGTAACCTACTACTGGCAGGCCCGCTACGTCAAGTCAACCGGGCCTACTGGTGCGTACTCTGCGCTTCGTCCGTTCGTGCTCAACTCAGACCCGTCTATCCCGACGAGCCTCAGTCCAGCATCCGGTGCTGTCGTTGCGAACTCAACGACCCCACACTTCATTGCGACGTACAACGATGCCGACAAGACAACGCTCGGTGACGCGCCATCATACATGGAGGTTGAGGTTTATCGTAACTCTGACTCCGTTCTGGCGTACCAGTTGATTACCAAGACGGGCCTCATCGCTGCATCCAACGAAATCTATGACGGACTTTCAGGAACGGTCAAGGTCACGGGTGCCGCAGCGCCTCTCGTCTACGAGACTGAGTACAAGTATCGTGTTCGTTACTACGACTCAAAGGGTGCTCGTGGAACGTGGTCGTCTTACGTCACGTTCAAGCCGTCCCAGTCACCGACGACGACAATCTCGTCACCGGCTGATGCTGGCACGGTTTCGTCGCCATCGTTCAACATCACGTACTCCATGTCGTCACCGGGCGGCAAGGGCCAGAACTCCTATCGTGTCCGCGTCATCAGGGTTTCCGACCTTGTTACGCTCGTTGATACCGGTCAGGTCTTCTCGTCGGCAACGACCTACGTCATGCCGTCAGGTTACCTGACGAACGGAAACAACTATGATATCGAAGTTACGCTGTGGGACACGGACGGTCTTTCGGACGCTGACACGAACACTGTCACGGCCAACTGGACCGCACCTGACCCAATCGTTGACTTCACGGTTACCGACGACGCATCGCTCTCCGCAACAGTATTGCAGTGGGCGGCGTCCAACCTCCCAAGCAACGAGTTCAGGAAGTACGTCATCTACCGTAAGAAGTCTACTGACGTTGACTTCGTGCAACTTGTCGAACTGACCAATGAGTCTCAGGTCGTCTACTACGACTACACGGCCGCAAACACTGTGTCGTACGAGTACAAGATTATCCAGTACCAGATTGTCCCGGGAGACGTTGACCTTGTAAGCAACGACTCTGACATCGGAACAGCAACGCTGGACACGGACTCGTGGTTCGTCGTCGGCGCTGACCGCAACGCTAACCACATCTTCGAGGTCCCGGTCACTGCCGCTCCGTTCTTGGAGCCGGTCCAGCAGGAAGTCTTCGAGCCGCTCGGCACCAGCCGCAAGGTCATCATCCGTGGCCGTGTGATGGGCGCTGAGGGTACGTTGCAGGCCAAGTGGAACAACGCCGACCGCGACACGGCAGTCGAACAGGTCGCATACATCAAGTCCAACGCTGGGCCTCACATTCTCAAGTCTCCGTTCGGTGACGTGTGGAACGTTGAGTTCAGCGGCCCGAACAAGGAATACCAGTCGGGAGGACACTTCTCAACCACAATCGTTTGGACTGAGGTAGACTAACTTGTACACGATTAGCCCGACGTTTGTCGCCGCGCTGCAAGGCACGGGACACACGATGCGCGTCCATCTGGACGTGCTGGATACTAACTTCAATACAGTCTTCCAGTTCAAGGACATCGGTGCGGCGCTTGACGACGCGACTGACATCCTTATCGACGGCAACGTTGATGTGGACACCACTCGCCTCACTCGCCGCACCTTCACGGCCAACCTTCTGAACCCGGGTGGCATCTGGTCCCCGGGCTCAGACTGGGCCGGAACATTCTACGTGAACCGTCTTATCAGGCTCTATCGTGGCATCGACTACGGTGGTTCGAGCGAGATGGTTCCGATTGGTACGTTCATGATTGACCACGCCGACGTGGCAGTCGAGCGCAACATGTCAGTTGTCGTCCTGTCTGGCTCTGACCTATGGAAGAAGTTTGGCAAGTCCAAGTTCCCTCGCAACAAGACGTGGGACGCCGGAACGTCAATCAACACCATTGTCTCCTACATCGCAGACCAAGCCGGTGTCACGAGGCTCAACCTCGACCCGCTTGACTCCCGCGCTACTGCCGACAAGCAGTTGGATAGCAAGTTTGCTGTTGAGCAGGGAGACAACCGTGGCGAGGCGCTTGCTAAGTTGTGCGCTGACTACGGTATCGACGTGTACTTCGACCAGTTGGGCCGTCTCACGACGCAGGACTTCCGCACCCCGGGCGACCAAGCCGTCGTCTACTCGTACGGCCCTGACGCCAACAACAACCTTCTGACAGTCAAGTCGTCGTACTCAGACGATAACTTGTACAACTCCATCTTGGTTCTCGGTACCTCCGACCCTGACAATGTGGTGGTCGCTCGCGTGCGCGACACCGACCCGACATCTGTCACGTCTGTTGACCGTATCGGTGAGCGAGTGTTCGTCTACGAGTCGAGCAACATCGGAACGCAGGCAGTTGCAGATAAGACAGCCGAAAGGCTATTCTACAAGCATGTGCTCATCAACGAGGACATCACCCTCGAAAGTATCTGCAACCCAGCATACGAGGGCAATGACGTTATCTCCGTGAAGGAGATGGACTTCTCGGGACTCAACCGTAACTATCGCATCAAGGCATTCACCGTGCCGATGTCCACATCGAAGCAAACCATCCGGCTGCTTCGGGAAATCAAGTTGACGTAATGGCAGACAAGTTCAGCGATGAACAGGCGAGTCGCATTATTGCGGCTCTCGATGCAAGGAACGACCGTAAGGTAAAGGACAGCGCGCAGATTACAACCACGTGGGCAACCATTGGTGCTGTTGACGCTGCCAACAAGTCGGCATCAGCCTACCTCTACGGAGAGACAGACGGCGCTTACATGAGCGGCGGTTTCCGTATTCCGGAGACGATGTACCTCTCTGTTGGGGATAAGGTCAAGGTCGCTATCAACTATGCGACCGGTGACCGCTGGATTGCCGAAGCACTCTATCCTGCGACGACCTACAAGAAGTTGGCGTTTGACATCAAGAACGGTCAAGTTCTGACTGGTGATGGGACCGTCCCGCCAGTTGCTTCCAGCGGCGTTCCAACCGGGTCGGTCGTGGCATTCACGGTATTCTCCACCATTCCATCCGGTTGGCTCAAGTGCGATGGCTCTGCCGTTTCGCGCTCTACCTACTCCGCGCTGTTCAACACAATCGGCACCGCCTTCGGCGTTGGCGACGGCTCGACCACCTTCAATCTTCCGAACCTTCAAGGACGTGTCATCGTCGGCCTGAACGGAGCGGACGCATCGTTCGACACGATGGGCGAGACTGGCGGGGCCAAGACGCACACACATGCTGGCCACTCGGCTCACGTTGTCACCCAGCCAGCAGCGCACTCCAACCACGTGTTCACGCAGCCCTCGGCGCACGCCGCGCTAGCACACTCCGCTCACACCGGCACAGCCGTTTCGGCTCACTCTGGTGGAGCAGTTTCGGCGCACGCAGTCCACACGCATGAGACGCCGTTCATTGACGACGACACGCACACCCTGTCCACAACCTCCGCTGTCTTCGGTCAGGGAGCATCGAGGACTCGTGCTTGGACCGGTTCGTTCTCGTCAGCGTCGGGCTCATACCCCGTCGCTCAGGTTTCCGACACGACGGTTAGCGCGCACACATTCACGCAGCCATCCGCGCACACGGTCACCGACCCGTCCGCGCACTCAGACCACGCATCACAGTCTCACTCCGGTGGCGCTGTCGATGCCCACTCCGCGCACTCCGGTACCGCTGTTGATGCTCACTCGGCGCACGACACGCCTTCGAGTATGAACCCGTACATGGCGTTGCATTACATCATCAAGACATAAGGAGGTCAGATGGCAACAGTCACCGTCACTGAGACGGGCGTTCTTACTCAGGTCAACCTGTACCGTGGGCTCAACAACACCCCGGCAGGAGGCACCAAGGTAACAGTCTCGGGGTGGTCACTCACCGATGTGGCTGTTATCCCGGGGCGCAAGACTCTGGATGAGGATGTCACGGCGCTGCTCACGCCTGAGCAGTTGGCAATGTTTGAGCAAATCCTCGACATCGCTGAACAATATCTCAAGGATAAGTGGAACATCCCGTAAGGAGGGATGGTTAGTTAGGCCCGTCAGGGCAAAAGGTGAACAATGGCAGCAGTCATTGATGTTCGGGTCTATACCGGCACGAACGCAGGCACGGAGAGCGCGGGTCAGACCGGCATCTCCTTCCTCGCTATCGACAGCGCGGCAACTGACGTAACCACCCGTCAGAACAACCCCGTTGTCGCTGGCACAACGTCCTTCGAGAAGCACGTCAGGCTCAAGTGCACCACTGCGCCTGCCGTCTCGTGGGGCAACGTCAAGTTCTGGACTGATGGCGCAGGACAGGCCAACGTCGGCCTCAGGGCTAAGTTGGCTGTTGGTACCGGTGGCGCAACTCCGGGCACTGGCGACACCACGCCTACCGCAACCGCGATGACCGGTGATGCAGACGCATACACCTACACGTCGGGCGCGAAGGGCACGTGGGATGCGGCAACGTATTCCGCAATCAACACCGTCTCGAAGGCTCTGCTCTTGCAGTTGTCCCCGACCGGTGCGGCATCTCCGGGTGCGTGGACTCAGGAAACCCTGAACTACTCGTACGACGAGGTATAAGCCCTCCTAGAATGCCCTGAGAGGCTCTAGGATTATTCATGAGGGCCGTTGAGCCCTAAACAGGTGCACAGACACCAGAAGGAGACAACTCAATGTCTACGTTCGTCTACAACGCGGAGGCGCAACTCCATGACGGCTCCGCAGTCCTACTCGACCTTGAGAAGCAAGGGTGGGCCAATCCTGAACTGCTCGCGCAGACGGTAAGGTTCACGTTGCTCCCGAAGCCGGGGGCCGTGACGATGAAGGGCATGCCCTATCCAATCGTCGTGGTCAACATTCCGGAAGGCGGCAAGCCAGTCTACCGCTCTCGTGTGTTCCGCAAGGACGCAGGAACAGAGCATGTGATTGACTTCCGTGCCTACTGCATCGGCTACAAGGCCGATGGTGTGGTCCATTGGACGTGGGTCCTTCCAACCGGCGATGTTGAGACTGGCACAGACGACGACTCATACCTTGCGATGCTCCTGTTCAATCACCTTGAGCAGCAGTTCCTCGCACAGGTAGCGGCGCAGAAGGCGGCTGCTACCGAGTAACCTCCCGACTCAACGGGATAGGAAGTCAACTCAATGGCATCTCAAGGCCCCCGCTACCCGGTAACAGCGGCGACACTATCGAACGCCGGAACATCTGAAAGCGCAGAGGCGTGGGTCACGCCGTCCAACATCACGTCGGATAACGGCACGTCCTCAACGATTACCGCTGCGACATACGACTCGCCAGACATCTCGCAGTTGCTTGTCGCCTCTAACTTCGGCTTCACTATCCCGTCTGGCGCGACCATCGACGGCATCGTTGTTGAAATCGACAGGAACAACGCAGCGGGTGCGGCGTCCGACAACCGCGTGCAGTTGGCCAAGGGCACGACATTCGCCTCCCTTGTCGGGACGAACAAGGCCGACACCGCAACCGACTGGCCTGCGGCACTTGCGATTGCCTCCTACGGCGGAACCACGGACCTGTGGGGAACGACGTGGACCGACACCGAAATCAACGCATCGTCCTTTGCTGTCATGCTGTCGGTTCAGGCAGACGCAGCTAACACAGACGTTGGCGTTGACTTTATCCGCGTCACGGTCTACTACACCGCGACCACCACGGTATCGGGCTCATTCACGGCTGACGCCTACATCAAGAAGTTGGACATCGCCGGTTCGTTCACCGCCGATGCCTTCATCAAGCGGCTTGACCTGTCTGGCTCATTCACAGCCGACGCATACATTTCAAAGACAACAAGTGGTTCGTTCACGGCTGATGCCTTCATCAAGAGCACGCTGGCGTCAACGTTCACGGCTAACGCGCATATCAAGCGCCTTGATATCCCGGGCTCTTTCACCGCTGATGCATTCATCTTCAAGGTAACCTCCGGTTCTTTCACGGCAGATGCCTTCATCGCAAACACAGTGGCCGGGTCCTTCACGGCAGATGCACACATCAAGGCAACTGTCCCCGGGGCGTTTACTGCTGACGCAAACATCAAGGCGACAGTCCCGGGCTCATTCTCCGCTGACGCCTTTGTCAAGAGGGTTGACAACCTAGGCTCGTTCACTGCGGACGCCTACATCTCTAGAACGTTCGGCCAGTCGTTTACCGCAGACGCCTACATTCGCTCCACGGCCTCTGGAACATTCACAGCGGACGCTTTCATCCAGAAGACGACTGCTGGCACCTTTACGGCAGACGCGAATATTAGAGCGACTCTGGCGGGCTCGTTTACGGCAGACGCCTTCGTCAAGAGGCTGGACATCGGCGGGGCATTTACCGCAGATGCATACATCTCCAAGACAACGGCTGGTTCCTTCACGGCTGACGCTTGGATTGTTGAGCCGGGTGCGACAACGTACACGGGTTCGTTCACAGCCGACGCCTACATCAAGGGCACTCCCGTTGGCTCGTTCTCTGCGGATGCGTTCATCAAGCGTTTCGACACCCCGGGTTCGTTCACCGCTGACGCATACATCGGGAGGACGACCGAAGGGTCATTCTCGGCTGACGCATTCATCCTGCGAACAAGCATCGGAACTTTTGTTGCAGATGCCTACATCCAGAGGACGTTCGCTCAGTCGTTCGTCGCAGATGCATTTATCGCTCGTACCACAAGCGAAAACTTCACGGCAGATGCTCACATCGCTGCGACTGTTGGTGGCTCGTTCACCGCAGATGCATGGATTTCCAATCCGAATGCTGTGGTTGAGGTCAACTCAAGCACAAGTATCATTCCCCCACTCGGCTCCGACACATCAAACTCAGACTTGGAGCACGGCTCACCAGCGACGAATGTTGTTGCGACTCGCACCAGCATTCGTGGTACACTCAGAGGAAAGGTATCTAATGCCTAAGGTAATCCATGACTACGGAGAAGTCGTCAGGGCACGTAACACATACACTGACCCGGTTTCGGGGGCGGTTACCGACCCCTTGACGGTTCAGGTCGAGGTCAGGAGCCCTGATGGCGTCATTACCACCTACGTATACGGCACTGATGCCGAACTCACGAAGGTGAGCACCGGCATCTATCAAATGCTCATCATGCTGGACCAGACGGGAACATACCGCTGGCGCTGGACGGCTACCACGGCTGAGGGTCCTACCGTTGACAATGATGAGTGCGACAGCCAAAGGAAGTTCTAATGGCAAATGCCAAGGGAGTAGATGTTTCCCACTGGCAATCCACGTCTGACTGGTCGGTCACAGGACTGACCTTCGTCATCGTGAAGGCCAGCGAGGGTACCACCCCTGACGCAATGTTCAGCAAGCACGTGGCCAAGGCCCGCGCCGCTGGTCTGGTCGTCGGTGCATATGCATTCAACCGCAACGACGTTGATATGGCCTCTCAGGTCGCGGCATTCGCAAAGTATTCTGCCGGTGCAGACATCTTTGCTATTGACGTTGAAGGCACGCACGCCTTCTCGCAGGCACAGACCCGTGACTTCATGAACAAGTTTCGTGCACTCACGGGCGAGAAGATTGGCCTGTACCACTCTGCATCCGGTTTCTTTGACGCCGGTCAGGACTGGGATTGGGTTGCCCACTGGGGCGTAACCGCTCCGTCCCGCTCTTGGGACGTGCATCAGTATCGTGGTTCTCCGCTGGACCTTGACCAGTTCAACGGCACTGCTACCGAGATGCGTGCATGGGTAGCCGCTCTCAACAATGGAGGTTCCAAGGTGAACAGTTTTACCGTCCCTGAGGCAAGAACGCTTGCCAAGGTCAAGACCGGGGCTTGGCTCTACGATAACTCCGACCTCGCATCATCGAGCGGAAACGTCAAGATTGACCCGGGCCGCTACATGGTCTATGTCGGTCAGTTCTCCGCGACACCAGACATCCGTATCGTCGCCTACGAGCCGACGACTCCGGATACGAACACGACATCTAAGGCAATGTTCTGCTCTCGTGACTCGATTGAGAGTTTCGGAGTTGAGCCCGACACCACTCCGTACGACCAAGCGGATATGGACGCGGCTGTCGCTGCCGCTGTCGAGCCGTTGCAGACCGTCATCGCTGAGCAGACGGCCATCATCGCTGGGCTCAAGAACGACCTTGCCGCAACGCAGTCCGCTCTCACGCAGTCTCAGGCGGCACTTGCCGCATGCACGGCCTCTAACGAGGCATTGCAGGGCGTCATCGCTGACCTCCAACCACGGGTTGAGGAATACGAAACCCTGAGGGCAGCACTCAGGAAGGCGGTTGCACCGTAATGACTACTCCATACTGGGAGCAGGCCCTCAATCAGAAGGTGTATCCGGGTGTCGGGGACATTGATGACTGCTGGGTCGTTGCTACCATTTGGGCAATCAGGCGTGCTACGCACCAGTCTCAGAACTTGCCGAACTGCAAGGTTTACCGCGCTGCGGCAGGCGACCCGGATGACGGGTACAAGGACGGCGGCACGCTTGACGAGATTACGCAGGCAAACAACAGGCTCTATCCGCACATCGCAGACGTAAAGTATGCGAAGCAGTACGGGTGGGCTGGGCTAGAGGCGTACCTGAATAAGGGCTACACCGCCTCCCTCGCTGTCCGCTCCGCGTATCTTCCGCGCACGCTTCGCTATGGCTTTCTCGGCACTCACCAAGTAGCCGTGTTCAAGCGTAGCGGTAGGTACTACATCTCGAACCCATTGCAGCCAAAGGGCTCCGCTCCGAGAGAAATCTCCGAGTCGTCCTTGAAGACTGCAACCTACAAGTTTGCGAATGGCTGGGTCATGGCATCGCTCATCCCGCCTATCAATCTCGGCAAGGTTGCGGTCAAGGCTCAGGGCATCCGCTACTGGTCGCGCACTGCAAGTGGCAAGTGGGCCGCGACCAGAAGGACCACGACCGGCTTCACTGCCGTGTGCACGCCTCCGAAGGTTTACAATGTAAACGGCACGAACCGGAAGATGGTCTTCCTTTCTACTGGTGGTCGAGCGGGCTACTGGATTGAACTGAACGCGAAGCGCGTGTTCACTGCATAATCCGCAAACCCAAACCGAAAAACCCGAACAGTTAGAAAGGGGGTGATGCCCGTAGAGCCCTATCCGCTCCCCTTCGTACAACAAAGCCCCCACTGGACTCAACATCCGGTGGGGGCTCTTTTTGTTTGCCTACTGGTACAGCGTTCTCGGCGGCTCTGGCATGTCCGGACGGTGGACCTCATCGCTGTGGTGAACGTCGTGACCAGCCTGCCATCCCATGTTATACGCATGGACGACGATAGCGAGCACGAGAAGCCCGCTCACGAACAGGAGGATTTCGTTACTCATCGAGGGCAATCTCCATCGCTTCGAGAAGGATGTCCTTCGGCTGCTGCTCACCGTCGAGAACGAAGTCAGGAACGATGTCCACCAACTCAATCTCACTCGGGTGCACCAGTTCCGCTGGTGTTGGGTAGACTCCGTAGGTCTGGAAGTACCGCTTGATGCGAGTGTCCAGCGGCGTGTCCAACTTGACGATTGTGAAGCCAGCCTTGCGCAGCGCATCGGCCTCGTATGGGAACCGGCAGTCGTCGGTGACAAACGGGCCACCCGAATGCTCACCGTACTCGATGTCGTTGAGCATCGCCCTAATCCAGAAGTCGCGGTCCATCGCCTTGACGCTCTGGCCGAACTCCTGCAACAGGCGACGACCTGTGATGGTGCGTTCATTCCCGTCAAGGTCATGAACGACGAACTCCTGAGCCTTCTCGACAGGGCGACCGCCATTGTAGACGCTTGCCACAATCTCCTTGAGGTAGCGAGCGAACGACACACGAATGTACCCCTGCTGGACCAGACCCTCGGAGAGCGTCGTCTTCCCTGCGGCGAACCCGCCGACGATTGCGAGGTTTCTCATTCGACCACCTTCCGCAGCGGAGAGACGTACCCGCTTACCCTGCACTGTGCCCTCCTGACAAGGAACTCGTCCTTGGTGTAGACATACATCTTCTCGTACGGGTCGCCCATCTCGAAGCCTGTTGGCTCAAGGATGGAGATACCGCCAATCTTCTCGGCGTCCCATTCGCGCCAAGTCTTCTGTTCCTTCGGCTTGCTCACTTGACCTTCCTCTTGAACCTTCGACCGGCACGGGGCCAATCGAGGAACTCCACGGCCTTGTCGTCAATGTAGGCGAGGGCCGGGACCTTCTCCGCTGTCACTTGGTCTGCGGGCAGTTGGTACCGCTCGAAGTATTCCTGCAAGTATTGAACTTGCTGGAAGATGCCATATCCGGGGTCACGACCCTCGGATGCATGCCAGACGGTTGACAGTCGGCTAGTGAAGATGACGATTGTGTAGCCCTTCTCCCTCAGGTAGTCAAGGAAGTCCTTGGCCCCGGGCAGGGGCTCGGGGAACCCGAACAGGTCACCCCACGGCGCAATCGTCCCGTCAAAGTCCACGCAAACGACCCCCGCCGCAGCAGGCGGGTGACCGTTCTTCTTTGCATAGGACTCGATTTCCTCAGGCTTCACGATACCTCCTTGTTGAATGCGAAGAACCTCATAATCCAGTCTCGGTCCGAGAACCGTTCGTCAAGGGCCGCATTTAGAGCGACGTTCTCGACAAGGCCCATGCCCCTGAATGTATCGAGCCACTCATCACGGGTCTTGATTGTGTAGTGCGTGAAGTGTGCTGAGTGGTCTTCCAAGGTCGCAGGCCGATGAGGATGGTTCTCCGGAACGACAATGCCAATCTTGTGCAGCCACAGCCCACCGGGCTTGAGCACACGATACATCTCCGAGAGAACGAAGTCAAGTGCTTCTGGCGTCATGTGCTCAAGGAACTCAGACGAGAACACCATGTCTGCCTCGCGGTCAGCCCACGGCAACCCATCCGCAACGTTGGCGATGGTCAGTCTCTCCCTGATTGACGGGATGAGTCTCTTGCCCTTGTTGACGGCGTACTCCGAGATGTCGATGCCCTGCGCGTCGTACCCGAAGTCTCTGACGGCATGGAACAGGAAGTATCCATGCGCGCTTCCCAACTCGCGGATGACCGCCTTCTCCGGAAGGTACCGGTACGCTTCCTTGAGGATGCCGAACCAGCCGGGGTCGTCCGCATAGTTGTGGTACTCAGAGCCAACCCCGCCCTCCCAATACTTCTCGTCGTAGTCTTCCGACTTCATTGTTACCATTGCGGTGCCGTCATCCTTCTGCGAATGTCGCTTGTGCTGATGCCCTCAGTGTACGGGATGAACAGGAGAGCGGTTCCTGTCCTCTGCAACCATGCCTTGTCAAGCCCGACCTGTGAGAGATAGTCCTTAGGAGGGAGCCAGTCCGTTCCGACTGCGATGACGTTGGGCATCCACATCTTGAAGATGTATTCGCCGGGTCCGTCATTGAGCACAACCTTATCGTAGCCCAACTCCCTGATGAGGTTCATGCGCTCCGTCTGGTTGTACACTGGCGGCTGGCCCTTGAATGATGCGGCGAATGCATCGCTGTTCACGCCGACAACGACGGTATCAGCAATGGCATCGCACTGCATGAGGAACGCAGCGTGGCCTACGTGAGGAACGTCGAACGTCCCGATGGTGACTAGCCTCTCGTACATGCTCTCAGAACCTCCACATCATTCGCTGCGCCTTCTCCGTTCCACCACTGGTAGAATGCCTCTCGGTCGCGGGTGTCCTGCTCAGGATTATTCACAGAGCGGTACAGGTCATCCCACGGTGCCTTACCGGCATACGGGTGGCGGTGCTCGATGATGACATCCTCAAGGTACTTGTACGTGCCTGCCCTCTTGGCAAGAGATGTGATGGCAAAGTCAACATACAGGTGCGACAGGAACGGCGGAAGGAGCCATCCGAGAGCCCTGACGGCATCAGAGCGCACAAAGTAAACCCCGCCCTTCTCGTCACCGACAAGAAGGTCGTTCGTGTTCACTGTGGTGATGCCCGGGTCAGCGAATGCCTCCCGTACGGCTTCGTCCCAGCCACGGGTGACGAACACGTTATCGTCAGCAGCCCATCCGTAGATGTCTGCACGGATACGCCTTGCGGCATAGTTGGTTCGCTGGACCATGTTGCCAGTGTCGTACTCGGCAACAAACCACGGCTGGCCCATAGCCAGTCCACGGTACTCAGCAACGTGTGTATCCTCAGGGTCGAGGACCAAGGTCAGTCGCGTTGACGACGACTCACGGGTCCGGTCCCACGAGTCGGCCATATAGGCTGCACGTGTCGGACGCCCACGAGTCGGAGCGATGACCTCGATGGATGCCTTAGGACCCATCTTCCACCAGTTCGAGGTTGCTCTCGATGGGATGGTCCACAAGGAAGGTGCGCACTTCATCGCCAAGCGGGTCGTCCCCGGCATAGAAGAACGTCTTGCCTTCGAGGATGTTCTTGATGGCCTGACGAACGTCATCCATCTCCCATTCTGTCAGCGGGCGTGGGACCGGGAACGATACCGAAGTGGACATCTAGTGCCTCCTGTTAGTTTGACAACCGGACCACTCGCGTCCCACCGGTCTGTTCGGGGTGTTCCATGCCTGCGGTGCACCGCTAGCGGCAAGGGCATCCAATCCGTCACCCGCCAAAGCCTTGTCCGTCCGGTTGTCCCTCCCGTCGCTTCAACTTAGAGAACCCGGGGAGGAAATGTAGTCTGGTTCACGTTCGCATCCGCAAATGCGGTTGACCAGCACGCTGAGCATTGCACGACGTTGACTCCCGACTAATGGAGTGCGTATCTCAGCCGATAGGTGATTAGACCTCTGCGCCGTCCTGAACGTCAGGGTCTACGACCTCAACGACATCGGGCTCAGGTGCGTCCTCAACGAGCGGTGCATTGACTTGCTTGTCCGGGTTGAGTCCGTCCTTGACAGCCGCCTCGATTGCCGCATCAATCTGCTCAGCAGTGAGGTTCTTGATGCCAGCGTTCTTGAGGCCCTCGTTGACGATTGCGATTGCGGTTCCCTTACGGTCATTGACGAAGCCCGCGATAGCACCCTGCTCCGCTGCGGAAACTGCCGATGCGGCGATTTCCTCAAGGATGGCGAACTGCTGCGCGCTGGTGTTCGTCTTGATGTAAGTGTACACGACCTTCGTGATGGCCGCAATACCGGTGGAGATGACCAGCAGGATGATATTCGCAATCGCCTGCTGGAACTCCGGGCTGGAAAGGAAATCCATTGTTACTCCTTGTACCTCTCGATGGTGGAGTTCATCTTGTCTTCCATCGAGCGAATGATGTTGATGAAGTCGTCAGCGACGAGTTCGTCCCTGCCGAATGTGTCCTCAACATCGAGACGGACTTCCACCGTCAGAAATCTCTCTCCCACACGCTTGACTGCTGATACGAAGACGACGGGAACCGCCACTTCCTCAGGCTGACGGCCCGTTGCGTTGGACCAGTCTAGCACGACGATACCGTCGTCAGCAAACTTCATGTGGCCAAGCAACTCGGCCAAAATCTTCACGCCCTCTGGTGCGAAGCGGCGAGCCTTGGTGAAGACGAGAGGGCGCTCGCCCAACTCGACTGCTACGACATTCACTGAACAGACCTCCCCAGCGATGTGAGAATGGCGGCAATGAAGTCGCGCTTCTCAGGCTTGAGTTCCGCCTCAAGCATGTCAACGAAGTCCTCCGGGTGCGAAGGACCCCACGTGTCCCACTCGTACGCCGTGGCAGCGAGGTAGCCGACCGGGATAGCCTCGGGGTCGATGTTGAGTCGAACCTTAGCGGCTGGCATTGTCTTGACCTCGTGCGGAACAAGGCCAATCTGGTGCAGGAACTCGAACGCGCCGATTTCCCAACTCCACGGTGCTGCCTTGACTCTCAGTTCGTCAAGCGATACTGAGGATGTTAGCCAACTCTGCGTATTCATCCAGCGTGCCTCCTGAGAGAAAGTGGTCCGTCATATCCTTACCCCTTGTCGGTCGAATGCGGGTGCCCTTTTCGCCAACTGCCTCCATCGGAAGCAAGGCTCCTTGGTCACCCGCATCATCGGCGTCATAGGCGACAAAGACCTTCTTGGCCCACAACAGGTCAAGTGCCCAAGTCTCCCACGTCGAGCGGCTTCCTGCAACCCCCGGGATGCCCCCGACTCCGATGTTCTGGACGATATCAGGAACGTACTTCTCTGTCAAGTGCGACCAGACGGCGAGAGTGTCAGACTCTCCCTCGCAGAGGATGACGTACGGCTTGAACCGAACATCGTTTACATTGTAGATACCGCGTCGTGTACCAGACTCGGCCCACTTGTGGCCGTTCGGTCCACGATACTTCACTCCGAATACGGCGTCCTCATCGTAGTAAGGGAACGCGATTGCGCCGCCAGACTCGGAAGTCCAGCCCAGTCCGAAGTGCTTGAGTACGCTGGGTGACAGTCTCCGGTCGCGGATGAACCGAACAACGTCATCTGGCCGGGAGCGATAGAGATTGGCTCGGAGTTCTCTTGCGAGAGGCGCGAAGTCCGTGGGTTCAGATACCAGTGCTCCGACGCTACCTTCATAGACCCTGAGAGCCAAGTCCGCATCACTGACCTCCTTGTGCATACGAGTGGCGAGTGAGTGAATGCCTCCGCGCTCACCGCACGCAAAGCAAATCCAAAAGCCACGCTCCAAGTCAATCGACAGTGAAGCGTGGCGGTCGTCGTGGAACGGGCAACGGACAAGCGCATTCTCACGGTTCTCCCGAATGGGCTGGCCGATGATGTCGCTGATGATGTCCGTTAGAGCGTACTTCGACATTGTTCTCCTAGGCTGGGAGCCCTGCCTTGCGTGCACAACGGCTGCAAAGTGGACCCGGAATGAACTGGTCTGGAACGGTCGTGATGTCCTTGATGACGTTAGCACGCTTGACGCGGTATGTCAAGGTCGAGTGGTCCTTGGAGTAGCGACCCCAGTCCAACCCTCCCTCACGCATCTTGCGCTTCTGCCCGCAGATTGCGTCACCAGTGTAGACAGTGTGTTCCGGCTTGATGTACGTGAGCGTGCCTGTCTCACTCCAACGACTCTCACGAGTCTCCGTCGATGCCGGGACAAACGTCTCCTGCAAGTTATCAGTGATGTGCCATACGCCGCGATGGGCATAGGA